TGGGGAATGTTACCATTCAGGTCTTTGATAACTCTGATCGGAATGCCTACCATATAACAATTGGATTTAAGATCATCTTCTCTGAAGAAGAACAGGAGACTAACTTTTATTTACAACGATTAAGATAAGATATGAAGCAAATTAATGTAACAGAACTCGACTTTGATCAGATTAAGAATAATCTGAAGGAGTACCTCAAAGAACTTCCGGGAGGAGCGTATTCTGACTGGGACTTTGAGGGTTCTGGTCTGAATCAGTTACTCGATGTTCTTGCGTATAATACACACTATAACGCGATTCTTGCTCATAATAGTATGAATGAGTCTTATTTAGATTCAGCACAGATTCGTTCGAATATCGTTTCACGTGCGAAGCTTCTGGGTTATGTACCTCGGAGTCGGACCGCGGCCAAAGCAACTCTTTCTCTTTCCTTTCCTGCCTCGATTAATAATTCCACGGGTTCTTATACGATTGAGTCTGGATTAAAGTTCACGACCGTGGTCGATGACGTAACCTATACCTTTATTACAACCGAGGACTATACAACTCAACTCGATATCGTGAATGAACGGTACGTTTTTTCTGATGTTGAGATCTATCAGGGACGAATAAAACACAATAAGTACGTAGTCAATGAGTCGAATATCTATCAGAACTTTGAGATTAATGATGACACAATTGATATCTCACAGTTAAGTGTCGATGTATATGAGAATGCTCGAACTAACTCATTCCAGACGTATAAAAGATTTGATCAGATCGGTGAAGTAGCAGGTGATTCCGCAGTCTATTTTATTCAAGAGAATTATTCAGGTTATTACGAAGTTTCCTTTGGAGATAACGTATTCGGTAAAAGACCCGAGGCACTGAACATTATCGATTTTAGGTATTTAAGTACACTTGGTCCTGAGGCAAATAATGCAACAGTTTTTACTTGGGCAAATGCCGGTGCTTCTCCTTCGATCACAACAGTTTCAAAAGCTTCGGGTGGAGCAACTCGTGAAGGGATCGAGTCAATTCGATTTAATGCTCCTCTCTCGTTTGTAGCGCAGAATAGAACTGTTACGGTCGATGATTATAAGTCATTGATTAGTCAAAACATTCAGGGTCTTCAAACACTTTCGATCTGGGGTGGTCAAGATAATAATCCTCCTGAGTTTGGAAAGGTCTTTATCTCGGCAAAGCCTGTGGGTGACGAAGTTTTAAGTGAACAAACAAAGGATGATATACTTGATCTTTTAAAATCAAAGAAGATTATCGCGATTCTTCCAAAGATCGTTGATCCGACTTATACTTACTTGTATTTCGATGTTCTTTTTAAATATGACTCGAATCGAACAGGCTTATCCCAAGGACAACTTGAGACAAAGGTTCGACAAGTGATTGAGGAATTTAATACAGAGCAATTACAAAAGTTCGATGGTGTCTTTCGTTATTCACAGCTCCTTTCATTAATCGATAATAGCGACTTCGCGATTCTTAACTCCTTTGTTCGGGTCTTTATCTATAAGACATTAAACGTTACTTTTGGAAATCTAACATCGACCGAAGTGAATTTTGATATGGAACTCTATGGTGACATTGACGAAGAAGAATCAATCATGTCTTCGGATCCATGGGACTTTGGAGGAGTAACATATCGCTTAGCGGATGAAAGAACAAGCAATGGCTTAAATGAAAGAAACGTATATGCTTATCGTTTAACAAGTTCAGGTGAAAGAATAAAAGTCTATAAGTCGATTGGTACTCTCTATCCTACTCAGGGAATCCTTAACTTGAATCCTCTTCCAGTTGAACAAAACGAAGCGATTAATATTTACGTTTCTCCTGCTTCAAATGATATTGTATCGAAACGCAATAATCTTCTTTCAATCGATATTCAAAAGAGTATTGTATCGGCCGACGCTGATACGATTGCAATTTCAGGTTCTTCTGGAGCAATTGATTATAAAACCTTTAATCGTCACCGTTAAGAATGTCACATATTGCAATTGCATCAGCCTCAGTCTCTGCGGGTAAGCCACATAACCGCGAGACAACGCGAACAAGTACGCTTATACCTGAGCAACTTTTAAATAATGCAAAGGGGCTCGTTAATCTACTGCAGGATTATTATAACTATCTAAACACTGAAGGCCTTCCTTCTTATGAGATTAATCGAATCATCGATAATCAGGACATTGATCGAGTCTCAGCTGATTACTTAGATAGCATTGGCGCAGAGATTGCAAAGAATGTACCAAATTCGAAAGTGCTTGATCAGGTTTCTCTTTATAAGAAGATTGTTAAGTTCTATTCAATTCGTGGTTCAGAAGAAAGTCTATACGCATTCTTTCGCATCTTCTTCGATGAAATAGTAAGTGTAACATATCCAAAGGAAAGATTATTTAAACTATCAGACGGTGATTGGGATCCAAGCACTTATACCGAAGAAATCGAAATCATTGGTAATCTGTTAAGTGGAAAATTAGATAGAACCTCGCTCAATAGTCTTTTCGTGATGCAAGATTCAGAAGGTGCTGAAATTGGAGAAGGCCAATTATCAAATTTTGTTGATGTCGATAAATCTTTTGATTATGATAATGTTACTGATGGTTTACTCATGGCCTTTGACTCAAAGGAAAATCTTACGTCAACTAATTGGATATCAAATACTGATTATCCGTGGGTTGGAGAACTAAATGGCGTAGTGTATGATTCTGACCAAGAGGCTTTACGGTTTGATGGCATCAATGATTTTATTGATGTTGGTACAATAGGCGATAACGTTACAATCAGCGATGAACATACTATAGTAGTTCGTGCCCTCAGAGAAAGTGAAGGTAACTATGGTGCTCAGTCATTATTTAACGCTACCGAAAGAGGTTCTCCTTACGAAGCGCATGAGTTGTATATACAACGAAATACTGGAAAAATAGGAAGATACTGGCAAAGGATTGGTAATCCTATGATTATAGAATCTAGCAATAATATTGCTATTCGAGATTTTAAAACAGGTACTCCAAATTTTTACGGAACAATCGGTACTAGTGCTACAACATATTTTAGAAATACTGCATACAATGGTGGAACTGGATTATTTAATGGTAAACCATTTTATGTAGATGCTACAGTATATTATTCATCTACAACGTTACAGACAAATGCAGCAGTAAATTGGACCGAGACTACAGGCTTTGGTACTGTCGAAAATTGGCCAGTCGCAAAGATATATTACGATGGAACTAAGTGGGTATTTAAAGGAGCAAGTAGATATAATCTTATTACACAATCTTTTGACTCTATTGGTGTAATTCTGTGTTATTCAGAAGACACAGACGAAGATGTTTTTACTGGTGATATAGAATGGTTTAATGACTATTCTACACAAAATGCGTTTGTGAATACTCCTGTTAAAAATTATGGATTTGTGTTTTCAGAAAATTTAGTTATTCCTACAGATGGAAAATACTATACAATTTCTCTTGTTGCAAATAGAGCTAGAAAGGGTGGATACGTCAAAGTTTCCATAAATGGAGGAGAGTGGGAAAATATAATTTTAGGTGATACCACAACACATTTAAATGCTACTGCACAAACACCAATCAATATTGGAAGATGGACCGGAAATAACCATTACTTTAAAGGCGCTATAACAAATGTGCAATATTATAATCGTGCGTTGACTGAAGCTGAAGTTTTACAAGTAACTAATTATTATACAGGAATTGCGTATAACTTTTATCAAATAGAATTTGATAATAAAGATGGCAGTTTCATCAATGGTTCTACACTGATTGAGAAAAATAACGAATCATACAAACTTAACCTTTTGTCTGGTCACGAAATTGATAGCTTTTACGTATTTGACGAACCAGAACTTAATGAATCTGGAATTGGTCCTGAAATTGAGATCACCGCAACATACAATAATGCTGTTTCAGGCGATAAACAAAAGGTACGATGGGGCGATTTACAATCAAACCTCTTTGTATCAGGCAATTCCGTAAGACATGTTTATACCACTAAGAATATTGGAAGTTATTTAGACCGTCGTGGATTTGCTTCGGATGTTAATCGATTGCACGATGGAGACTTTTGGCAAGAGTTCTCATACGTTGTTAACGTTGCGTTATCGTCTAATCAATGGGAGAACGAATTTGTGCGAATGGTACACCCTGCTGGTTTAAAATTCTTTGCGGCAGTTCTCTTTATTCTTTCGGCTGAAAGCAGATGGCTTGGTCCAAAGGTGCAGTTTAATCAATTGACGAGAAAGTATGAATCGACGTTTGATCCTACAACATACGTAGACAATTATCGTACCAATGATCCTCTAATTAATTTGGAATGGATGGAAGGATTAACACCTCCATCATTACTTGATAGTAATGTTCAAGCGTTTCATACTCCAACTTTCCAGCCTGGTTGGTTGACGGGAGATCTTAGATTCCTTGAACTTATTATTGAGGCTCTTGAATTTAATCTTGGACCAAATGATCCTGCATATCAGAGATTAGTACTTTCAACTCTTCACCTTCTTCATATATCAACAAAGGATAGGAATGCATTTGCGAGAGAAGACTATTTGAATAATTTAAAATTCTTAGACACGAATTCAATCACTCCATATTTGAATACCACATTTGAAGAAGCGGTGTTTAATGATCCAAATATTTTTAATAACTTAAGATCTATCATTGATTTATCAGTTATAGAACAAATTCGTCTTGATACTGAAGATCTTAATGATATAACAACTGAAGAAGATGACTCTCCTTCGAATTTCATACTTGTAGAAGGAATAGGTGTAACTGGTCGCGAAGGATCTGGATTAATATCTAATATTGTTTTAAATCCTCCTGAGTTGGATCGATCATATTCATCAGTGTATAACAACAATCCGATAGGAACTGGTTTGGCCCGTTCAATGTTAGACTCAGCAGCATCTTGGTCACCTAGTACCTCGGCTGGTGTACATTGGATGCAAATAGATTTAGGTGCAAATAAGATTATATCTGGAGTAGTTACTCAAGGGAGGTATGACTTTGGTCAATGGGTTACGTCGTATAAAGTAGAATATTCTACTAATGGAACTAATTGGTTTTGGGTAGATGGTGAATCAGTGTTTAGTGGAAATAGCGATAGAGATACTAAGGTTACAAATAACTTTAATACAAATGTTTCAGCTCGTTACATAAAAATATATCCAGTAACATATGCTGGTTGGCCTTCAATGAGGGCTGGAGTTGTAGAAACAATTGAAACATAATATTATACTAAACCCCTTATCACTTTTATATAAATAGATTTATGCCAGAAATTAAAATATCAGAACTTACTTCAGCTAGTGTACCAAGCGGAGGAGAAATCTTAGCGATTGTACAAAGTAATACTACGCATAAGACAACGATTGATTCATTAAAGCCAGCACTAGTTGATAATCTAAGTACTGGCGCGCCAACATGGACAACAGCCGGGGTGTTAAGAGCAGGTCACGACATTATTGCAGGATATGTTGATTCAGGCGCAAACAGTGATGCAGGAGGTACCATTGGTCTTACACTCAATGATGGATATGGTAATGCAAATATTACGTTTAATCATACTGGGGGAATTCCAGACCGTTCCGGTTCTTCGGCAAGAATTGTAACAAGAGTTGATAGTGTTCAAGAAGTATTAGATTTTCAATTAAAAGGCGATGTTACTGCAGGCGTGGCTACTACGTTAACGACTGTGCTTAGATTATATGATGATAGTATTCAACTTCTAAAGTCGACCACATTAAGCACAAATGGAACTACAGATATCTCACTTGTCAATAAAGGTTATATTGATACCGCGCTTTCTGGTAAATCTGATGTTAGTCATACACACAGTCAGTATTCATTGACCACGCATTTGCACGATGATAGATATTCTCAGATTGGTCATACACACGCAATTGGTAATATCACTGACTTACAGACTACTCTAAATGGAAAGATTGGAGAGACTGAAATTAATGGTGCACACTTTACTTTTACAAACAACACGCTTTCGCTTAATACAATTCAAGAAGGACAGATCGGTACTGGTGTAGTAACAACTACTAAGATTGCTGATGGTAATGTATCACCTAGTAAACTAAGTGCAGGCGCTCCAGTATGGAGCAGTGAAGGCGGGCTTTTTACCAGTGGTGAAGGGATTGAAATCCATTATATTGGAAGTGGTGATCGTAATGCATATATTGATTTTCACGCTCAAGGTGAATCCGATGATCCTGGTTACGATTTTGATGCACGGTTAATCAGAGAGCCAGGTGTAAACGGGAAATTTGAGTTATCGAATAAGGGCACTGGTCCTATAACTGTTGACCGTGAAATTGCAGATATTACCGATGATAAATCAATTGTTACTAAGGAATACGTTGATAATAGTAAAAGCACATTTCAAAAATTTAGTGATTTTCAAGATAGATCAACCAGTTCTTTTTATAGAACGGTATCGTATATTAATAAAAAAGGTAAGTTGTGTGCAGTTGGTTATGGAAATGGCTATGACATGGCTGGTGATGGTTCTAATTATTTAATTGCTGGGTCTAGTCCTGAAATCATGGTACCTTTAGCGGTCGGAGAATCTATAGTTAATACGTTTTCAAATGGCACCAGCTGGCCAACCATGTATCTTTTAACTAATCAAAATAGAGTTTTCTCAACTGGTCGTAATGCACTGGCTCAATGTGGTCGAGGTGGTACTACAGACCAAAGATATTTTCAAAGCATCCCGCAACTCGACGGAACAACTTGGGTCTCACCCAATTCAGGCAGTACCAGCGATGGTTGTATGGGTGCGGTACGCAATGGTCAATTGTATATGTGGGGGCATAATGATCACGGTCAACTTGGTCTTGGAGATAACACAACTAGATTACTTCCAACATTAGTTAATACTGGTGCTCTTGCAGGTAAAACTATCACAAAGGTTTATACACATACTAACTATGGATATACGTTTGTTATTGATTCAAATAGAGACGTGTATGCGACTGGTTATAATGGTGAAGGTCAATTGGGGCTTGGTAACTACACGAGCCGAAATACCTTCGCGCAAGTGCCTGGAATAAAGGCAGACGATATTATATTATCGCACGGAAGCAACTACTCTTCATCATACATTATTGACGGCAGCACTCTTTATTCCACTGGTGATAATAACGTGGGGCAATTGGGGCTTGGTGACTTCGCAAGACGGAATACCTTCACAGCGGCGGCGATACGTGTTAAAACCGTTTCAGTTTCAGGACATCGCAACGCATCTGTGGTTTGTCTACAGACCGATGGCAAAGTTAGAGTTTGGGGACGCAACGATAGAGGACAGCTTGGTCTTGGACATACCATAAATTCGTTTTGGCCAATAACTTTAACTGCTGCTGGTAATGATGTCGTGAAAGCAATTACACACGATACTTACGCATTTACGGCAATACTTAAAGCAGATGGTACTATTTACACATGTGGTTATAATGGTCACGGTCAATTGGGGGTTGGCGATACTACAGATAGAAATGCACTAACAAAGATTGTAATGGATAATAATATACAATTTAAAGATATTGCGCTTTTTGGTTTGGATGGTGGAACACAGCTTATCGCCATAGACCAAGACAATGGTATGTGGGGGTGTGGTTATAACACGGACTGGTCCTTAGGTCTCAACTACTCTTACCGAGATATAACTATACTTGCAAAATTGTCTATTAGCTAACTTAACTCTAATAATCTTTATAAATAACAATATGAGCGCAATCATTACAAATCAATTTAGAAAAAATTCAAGAGAGTTATTCATCGACGATTTCAGTACATCTAACCCTGGTTATTTTATTGGAATTGGAAAGTCTGAGCCATGGCCAACAATTAATGGTGTTGAAGAATCAAATATTAATTACACTGTTCCTCTTCCAACAAATACAATTGTTGAAAAAAGCGATGTATTAAAGAATCTTATTTCACTGCTTAAAGTGCAGGAAACATTCGCTGTTATTCCTCGGAATGAATGGGTAAGTGGAAGAGTGTATAAGGTATACGATCCGTCTGATCCAAATATTTTCAATTATGAGACAATCGGTAGCACTGCTTATTACCCGTGCTATATGACTCATAATAATCATGTCTTTGTTTGCTTAAATAATAACAATGATGGTCCTAGCATAACGAATGTTGCGCAAACAACGTTTGCGCAATCACTTGACAGAATAACGGATGGTTATCTTTGGGCATACGTATGTAGTTTAAATACTACATCTAACTTTTATACCGATCAATTTGTTGATATTCCTGCTGATCTCACTGATCCTACAGCCTCAAGGAATCAAAGTGGTGGAGTAGTATATGGCTTTAAAGTAATTGATGGTGGAAGTGGTTTAGATGGTCAAGAAGATATACTATTAGTAGGAAAAGATTCTAGCGGGGCTGTAAAGATAGACGTTACATTAAGATCTGGGGGTAACGACGTATCGCCATATAGCGTTACTATTGCAAGTGAAACTATTACTGATATTTCTTTCACTGCTGATATTTTTCCAAGTGGTTATAGTGAAGCTTCAATTATTGTAGTTGGCAAAGACACCAACATTCAACCTTTAGTTGCGCCAATTGATGGGTTTGGTTATTCTTCAAGAAGCGATTTACCATCTTTCTATGCGGGTCTATACGCTTCTTATGTTGGAGCCGAAGGTGGAGAAGCTCCAATCAATATTGGGTTTAGACAGGTGAGTCTTATTAAAGATCCAACACGCACAGACAATGATAGTCCTGCAGATGATTCACTTGATATCTACGATACTCTTCAATATTTGGTGTTAAACTCAGTTGATGGCATCACCGCAGATGCTGGAACTATCATTAAACATGGATCAAATGGTGCAAAGGCGTATTTGGATTATGTTGATCCCACAAATAGTCGAGTTTACTATCATCAAAATTCAAGTGGTGATATTAATCAAAAGCCCTTTGAAACTGGTGCTGTGGAATTTATTACTCCTGGTGGTACAACAATCACTGGTAAAAGCGTAGATGCTCTTGGAGATGGAGAGTATGATCAGGGCTCAGGTCAAACTCTTTTCCTCGAAAATAGAAAAGCAATTTTACGTAACTCAAATCAGCAAGAAGATATTAAACTAGTTATCCAATTCTAATGGCTATTAAAACATACAACGACGCTCCTTATAATGATGATTTTAATTCTAATAGCGTTCAGTTTACTGGAGCCGAAGGAAAAAATTATTTAAGGATACTTTTTAGACCAGGTAGATCTGTACAGGTTCGTGAGTTAAACCAAATGCAGTCCATGCTGCAATCGCAAATTGATAAGTTTGGTCAAAGTGTTTATAAGGAAGGTCCTATTTTAAATGGTCAGGCTAATTTAGATACCAATGTTAAGTATATTGATATTCTCTTGGATGGTACTTCTCCTGCCACTCCACCGGAGATTATCACGTATCTTAATCAAGTTTTAAAGATTAAAACAGATGCGGGATTAAAGGCATCGGTTCTTCATTACGAAGCTTTAGAAGAAGATAATACCTATCGTTTCTTTATTCGATATGATTCTTCAATTCAATCTGCGGGCGAAAACGTTCAAGAATATATTACAGATGATGTATTAGAACTAAATAATGCTATTATTAATCCAACTAATCCGAGCGAAGAGCTTGTTAATACCGGCACAGAATTTGCTATAGTCACTGCAACAGGATTTGGTGCAGTAGCAAAAACAGACGCAGGTATTTATTTCATTAATGGAGAATTTGTTTATAATGAAGCTGAAGAACTTTATATCGCTAAACCTTCTGCTGATTATAAATTAAATGGTCGAGTAGCCTTTATTGTAACTGATACAATTGTTACTTACATATCTGATCCTGCACTTTTGGATAATGCAACAGGTACACCTAATGAAACTGCACCAGGCGCAGATCGTTATAAGATTGATTTCCAACTTGCGTTTTTGAGCGATAACAACGATGATCTGGTCGCAAATAACGCGGGCGTTACGTTTATTGATGATGTTCAATCTTATATAACTCTATTCAAAACAGATCAAGACGTTGTAGTAAAACCAGCACGAACAGAGTATACTCAACTTGATAGAAAATTTGCTAATCGTACGTTTGAAGAGAGTGGTGATTATTGCTTAAAACCATTTAAGCTTGATCTTCGTGAATATTTAAATGATGAAGTTGGTAATAGAGGTAGATACACAACGGCTGATATTACACAATTAGACGAAGATGGAATAATTGATTTGGGTAGTGATAGTGAAGCAGTTTATGGTGAGAAACATTATCTAGTTGGACTTGAACCTTCGACCGCTTATGTTCAAGGCTATCGAGTCAATCTTCAGAATAAGAAAGAGATTCGAGTAGAAAAGGCAAGAGAAACACAAACTCTAAATGAAGTTTATACTACGTTAAATCTTGGTAACTATGTTGTTGGTAATATTGCAGCTGCAACAGGAACAGACGCTTTACCAGATTTTAGTGACCAAAGTCTAACGTATAATATTGATGGTATAACAGATACGCTTGGTACGTGTAAAGTTCGTTCTTTAGAAAAAATAAGTAATGATGTGTACCATCTATATATTTACGATGTAAATATTACAAGCGGATATCTTAATCAGGCCACTTCAATTTCTAGAACTACGTTTAAATTTGTACCTATTGGTTCATTTGAACTATTAGATTCAAATGATAATAGTTTAGTATTTCCGGTTCCGTATAATACAGTAAATTCGGTAACGGTCGATTTTATAAATTATAAGCATACTTTTACGAGTTTAGACTTAGGCTCTCCGGTGGTAACTACCGTTGGAGGTGTAACTGAATACGCGTATTCAGTTACAACAAATACAGGCGTTTTCTATTCTGATGCAACGTCAAATTATATTGGAATTAATTCCTCAGGTGTTAAATATAATCTGACGAGAAATCCCGCAATTAGCGGTCAATCAGCAACACTCACGTTTGATGGGGAAGTCAATACCGTTATTGCGCCAGTCCAAAAAACATCTGTAACTTCTGGTAGTAAGACAAGAAAAAGTTATACACAGATAGAATCAATTTCGACATCTTTTACTAGTGGTGCAACCATTGATTTAGCTAAGTATGATATTTACGATATTGTAAGTATTACAAATACTACGGATTCCCTAGACATCACTGATCAATTCACACTTGACAATGGTCAAAGAGATAATTATTATCAGGATGGTAAGATTACATATAATGGATCGACTAATTTAAATGGCAAGTCGTTATCTATTGTATATCGTTATTTCTATTGGACACCGGCCACCGCGGGTGATTTCTTTTCTGCAAATAGTTATGGAGATGATGAGACTGTTGGAGTTAACGTGGAGTATAATGAAATACCAATTTACAATAATATATTCCTAGCTGATGCGTTGGATTTTAGACCATACATTAATACTGTTGACAATAGAAGTAGACTCGATCCAGATACGGTTATAAAACTTAACACTTTAGAAGTTTATCTTCCAAGATATGATAAGGTGGTTGTTTCAAACGTTGGTGATTTTAATGTGGTAAAAGGTACGCCTACACTGAATCCAATTATACCACCAACACCAGGTGATTCAATGTCTCTTTATGAGTTATTCGTTCCAGCGTATACGTTTGACGCTGGCGAAATCACAATAAAATATATCGACAATCGTCGTTATACGATGAGAGATATTGGTAACATCGAAAAAAGAGTAAAGAATCTAGAATATTATACTTCTCTTTCTTTACTTGAACAGGAAGCAACTGAAAAGAAAATTTTCACGGATCTTGGTGAAGAAAGATTTAAGAATGGTATTCTTGTTGATAGTTTTATTGGTCACAATATTGGCAATCCATTTGATGCAAATTATAAGTGCGCGATTGATCCATCTTTGGGTGTTCTACGTCCTAGCTATGAGACAACTAATGTGTTATTCGGAGTTGAATCGGCTTATAGATCACAGGAAACAGTTTCATTACCCTACACTGAAGTTCCTTTAATCACCCAGCCTTATGCAAGTATTTCAGAAAGCGTAAATCCATTTGATTTAGCTGCGTGGCTTGGTGTCATTAAACTTGATCCTTCAAGCGACGAATGGAAAGAAACTCGTCGTAGACCTGACGTAATTGTTAATTCTACAGGTGCATCAGATGCAATTCAATTCCTTGCTGATGAAGCAAACGTCCTTGGCACTAAATGGAATGAATGGGAAACTGATTGGATTGGTGTTGATGTTCAACGTGAAAATATTAAAATTGGTCGTAGTGATAAAGGAAGCGCTGCATCACGCGCAGCCAACATTGCGGCCAAGATAGAAATAGTTGGGTCAAATAATTGGAGACCACTCAGAGGTAATATTACAACAACTACTACGACATCTGAAGAATCTCGTAATGGCATTAGAACCACGATGAGTTTCAGAGAACAACAAGAAAATCTTGGTGATAGAGTAGTCGATGTGTCATTCGTACCATTTATTCGTTCTCGTAGAATTGAAATACATGGCGAAATGTTTAAGCCAAAAACGAAGATGTATGTATTCTTTGATGGTGTTGACATTAGCGATTATTGCAGTAAATTAACAAGCGCTTCAACACCATACGTAACTAAGTCTAATGCTGTTGAAACTTATTTAAATGATGATGCTGCAGCCATTTTTGAATCTCGTGAAATTACTCGTCAAGATTTGATTACAGATGATGCTGGTAATATCAATATCCAATGTTTCATTCCAAATAATGCTAATATTAGATTTAAGACAGGTGAAAGAACAGTCACTGTCACTGATTCACCGAAAAATTCTATTACTGAAGCAACTACATATTCGTTTGCAACTTATAATGCAACAGGATTAGTTGAAACAAAAGAGTCAACAATTCTTTCAACAAGAATTCCAGAATTTGATCAGCAAAGATTATCTCAAGAACGTACACTTACTGATGTTGATAGAGACGTAAATGTTAGATATTACGATCCTCTTGCTCAGTCATTTGTAATTGGTGAAATTAATACTGGTACTTCTGTTACTAAGATTGATCTATTCTTCCAAAAGTTGCACGCAAGTATTCCAGTGACAGCGCATTTAGTGACTGTTGAAAACGGTATTCCAACTCAGAACATTGTACCATTCAGTAAAGTTGTTATGCATCCGTCGGATATATTGGCTCAACATGGCCTCGATATATGGAGTAATGAGGATGCATCTGTTGCAACAGCATTTGAGTTCGATGCTCCGGTTTACTTACAACCTGGTGTTGAATATGCGATTGTGGTTATGTCTAATTCACCTGATTATCGTCTATGGATGGCAGAGACTGGTGGAGATGATGTGACAGGTCAAGGCAGAATTGATAAGAATCCTTATGCTGGCGTTTCTTTCAAATCGCAGAATGCTTCAACATGGACACCTGATCAAAATCGCGATTTTAAGTTTACTCTTTATAGAACACAGTATAACACTGCTTCTACAAGAACTATTACATTCAATGGATTAAGTGGACCTATAACGCCATTTACAATTTCTAACTTTAATGTTTTCTCATCAAGTATTAGTCTTCCAAAAACTAATATTGATTGGACAATTCAGTTTGAAACAAATGGTACGATCTATGATATTAACGTTAATAATACCGAGTATTTAGATGAGGTTGTCAATGTAACTGATGTAACTAAAATTGAACTTAAAGCGGTGTTGTCAACCACATCCGAGTATATATCACCATTGATTGATTTTTCTCGACTATCATTATTAGGAATAAGTAATATCATTAATAATCCAAGCTCTAGCGCAATCACTGATACAAATGATACTCGTTATGGTGATGGTTTTGCATATCTCGATGATTCAAGCGTAGCCGATGTTCAATATATTACACGAACAGTAACACTAAATGATCCTGCCGATCGATTAAATATCTATCTTCTTGGTAATAGACCAACCACAGGATCAAACATACGTGTACTTATTAAACTAAAAACTGATGACGCTCAGGGTTACGATGATGTTGATTGGTATGAGATTAAACCAATCAAGAATATACCCGTTAATTCTGATGGAAGATACTCTGAAATTGAATACGACTTTAATCCAGAAGTATTTGAGCTTACTGATCCTAGACTTGGAATTGAATTTACTGCCTTCGCTGTAAAGATCGTATTAACAGCGCCAGATACAGATATCATTAACGTACCAACCGTACAAGATTTTAGAGCAATCGCAACCTTTGACTAATTATGCCACGAAAAAAGATAGTAAAAGAAAATACCAACTTTGAGAAAGATATGTTCACGGGCGCGGTATTAAATCGTGACCGCAATGCCTATAAACAAATAAAGAAGCGTAAGCATATCCGTAAACAGCGGGAGATTGAAATGCAAGATCTAAAGACACAAGTCTCTCAATTAACTTCATTAGTTGAAACATTAGCTAAAAAAATAGATAAATAATATCATGGCAGATTTTACAAATGTAGAAGTAACTGATACCTTTGATCAGTGGAGAATTAAAACCAATCAGCTTGGTAGCGATTTTATTGCTTTTGAGGCACAGGCCGCTGAGGATATTGCTAACATTGATTTATCCGATCTTGTTACTAAATCCGGTGATGAGACTATAAGTGGTAGTAAGACATTTACTAGTATTTCTACATTTAATGGACAAGTAAATGTACAAGGAAATATCATTTCGGGGTATCTAGACAATGGTGTAGAAACTTACGGCATTGATCTAGGCATTGGTAAAACTAGCAACGCGCAATCATTCATCGATTTTAATGGAACAGGTGGAGATGGTGATCATGCAGCGCGCATTTGGCGAAGAGACAATGGTAATTTTGAAATAATTCAAACCGGAGCGGCACCTTTATTTCTTAGTGCCGGTGATGGAGCCAACATTGAGTTGTATAGTAAAAGTAATTCAGGATCTCCAGGTTATGCTTATTACGATGCAGATAGACATTACTTTAGAAAGGCTAATGGCACAGGTAACAACGTGTTAATAGATAGTGGTAATGTTACTGCCAATGATATTACCACTAATAGTCTTAATATTCCGGGCACAAGTTCAACCAACAAACTTACAATCGCCTCAGGTAAGATGAAATTACGTAGCCTAGATTATACTTGGCCTTCCGGTCGCAGTGGAGGTACATATTTGCGAACAGACGCTAATGGTAATTTAAGTTGGGCAGCAGTTGCTGGTGGTACTGGTGATGTAAATGTAAGCACACTAGTATTTAACGATATTGTTCCTGTTGGTACAATTATGCCTTGGGCAGGTGATTCATTACCAGCAGATGGAAAATGGAAATTCTGTAATGGCGAAGAAGTTTCAAAGATCGCTTACCGTGAGCTTACTACTATATTAGGCGGCAACTCACCAAAATATGGAACTGCATCTAATCCCGCGACGATGATCAAACTGCCAAACCTCGAACAGAAAGTTCCTGTAGGTGCTGGTGGTACATTTAATCTTGGAAAGACTGGTGGTGGTATTTCTTCATCTATCAGTGGAAGCACTGGAGAGACCACACTCACTGCAGCACAATCTGGATTGCCAGCGCATACTCATAATACTCCAGCTGGAATGCTAACAGGCAACTACCAGGGCGGAGCGCAGGGTTATGATGGCGGAGGTTATTATTCGCCTATAGGTAATCCATCACGAACAACCACATCAGCCTCCGCTGATGCCACAGCGGCGCACTCTCACTCTTTATCTGGATCTGTTTCTACTCTACAGCCATATCTCGTCATAAAGTATATCATTAAGGTTCTTCCAGATGATGTTCAGCAGGTTTCAATCGAAGCTGGTAATGGTATTAACGTTAAAGATGCATTGAATGTCGACACAGATACACTTGATTTATTCAGTACAGAAATAGAATTACTAGTAGATACAACTCAATTTAAGTTTAATACCGGAGGTCAACTTCAATTAGTAACTCCAGTCGTATCACAAGCATCTATTACTAATCAGATCAATACTGCGGTCAGTGGATTAGCTACTGAGGCTTATGTGGATTCAGCCTCAAATTTTACTCCATCAACCTATGCTGGTGGGGAGAGCGTTACCCTCCCTAATGGCCTGATTATGAAGTTTGGTGTTGCCACTGGCCCTACGACACAAATTGCAATAACTATTACTTTCGCAGATCCTTTCCCTAACGGAATTATTAGTGCTCAAGCTACTGCAACAAATACAAGTGCTGGAAATGGTGCTACTTATGACTACTGGTATCAGATTGTAAATCAATCCCTTAAAACATCTGTGTCTATTATGCCTCAGGGGGCCTATCAAAACCCACCAGTGCATAATGTTAATTGGATGGTAATCGGATACTAATGGAAAACCCCCTCTTACAATCAGTCCAATTAGCCCTGCACAATGTTTTCGCATTCTGATGCTATTAATTAAAAGCTAAAGCATAAATCCAAATTTAATCTTTATAAATAACTCATATGCCATTTGCAAAAATTATAGTTACGAATAGTACCACACCTGGTGCTCAACCAAATCCACTTGATTTAAGTATTGGAGAGTTAACGCTTAACGCGGCTGATGGTAGATTATTTGCACTTAGTAATGATAATACCGTTGTAAAACTTGCTGATAAGAATTACGAATCAAGAATAACAACACTTGAAAATAATCCAGGTATTTGGGGTTCGATTTCCGGCACTCTTTCGAATCAAATCGATTTAACAAATGCTCTTAATACTAAATTAAATACTAGTGCTCTTTCCAATGCGGTATTTAATACTGAAGGAATAACAGGAGGAGCAAAGATCACACTTAGTCCAAACTATGGAATCGATGCTGATTTTGACATTGTAAGTGGTAATAATCAACTAACCGTAACAACTGTTGACGATATTATTACGCTTCAGCACTCTTCTATTAACCGAACAAATACAAATGACAGCGTTCAGGGCGTGCATGGTGATTCGGTTAATGTTATAACAGAAGTAACATCAAATTCGTTTGGTCACTTAACTGGAGTAAAAACAACTGCATTAACTCTCCCAAGTGTTCAAAGCATTGAAGATCGTTTAGATGCTCTTGAATATGTGCCAATTGATATTACATCATTCGCTGTTTCACCATCTACTACAATATATGAATTTGCGGGTAGCTCAACATATGATTTAGATTTTAGTTGGAGTACAAACACTACACCTAATACAATAACGCTTACATCACCTTTCAGTTCACCGACTCTTACATCGGCAGATACGACATATGATGAACCTGCATTTTCTGTTGTAAATAGTACAGGTGCTGAGGTATCGCATACCTGGACTCTTACTGTTATAGATTCACAAAGCTCTTCTGATAGTTCATCTAAAATAATTCGGTGGGTATATCCATTCTTTTATGGGGTGGATTCAAGCGATCTAAGTAGTGGTACGGGAATTCAAAATCTAACAAAGAGTGTTTCAAGAAAAGGTGATAAGACATTCCTTATGAATCCCGATTGGGAATTCATGTATTTTGCATATCCTGCAACTTATGGCGATCTTTCAATTATTACAGACGCGACTGGATTTCCCCAGATGAGTAGCTTTACAAAGTATACTGCAGATGTTACACCGCCTGTAAGTGGCGCTCCTATATCTTATAATATATATAAATCTAATTCGGTTACTCAAATTAATCAAAATTACCAATTTAAATTCTAATGGCTATTGATATTGCAACAGGTTTTAATTCAAAATCACGAGAATCTTTAGATAAGAGATCGGGGCCGTATGCTTCCTTGGCAGATGCTAAGGCTGCTTTAAATACATATGAAAGATATGTTGGTTTAAAGGTTTTGATTATTTCAAATCCAACACTAGACGCAGGAGACACCGGAAATTATATTGGGGGTGATTTAACAGAATACGTGTTTGATGGTGGTATTACAGATAATGATTTAGTCGAAGTAATTACTCTAAAAAGCGATGTCGATAGTGCATTAGATACAAAGCCTTCAAGCTCAGATTTTGATAATATCGTAAAAATTACACAGGGTGATTATGATCTTATCACACCCGATCCTAATACACTTTACATTATAACCATTTAAAATCATGCCATCAATTTCATTAACAAATCCCACTAATATAACAAGATTAGAATTCACTTCTATTAGTACTGAAAGACTTGGAGGTACAGCAGATGTTTCTGCTTTTGCGAATTTACAAAAATTGGTTATTGGTGATCATAATCTAACAGAAGTAGAAGGTTATGCAAATAATCCTAATATACAAGAATTACGGATAAACGGAAATAAACTATCTACTCCGCTTCCATCTCTTACTGGGATGTCTAGCCTACAAAGATTTTATGCCAATGGTAATCAGATCATAGGTTCATTTCCAGATATAACTGGATTAAGTAACTTAATAGTTATAAATGTCGGCAATAATCAAATGAATGGTACTCTTCCTCCAGATTTGAGTACATTAGGATTAACAAGTTTGGATCGTTTTAACATATTTACAAATAACTTTAGCGGCACTCTTCCAAGTTTTAGTGGTACAACAGTGCAGATTGCTTTATGTGATAATAATAATTTTACCGATTTTACAGGTGGAGTTCCTATCACTTTATATATATTTGAAGCAAGAAATAATAACTTAACACAGACTGCAGTAGATAATATTCTTCAAGCTTTTGTCGATGCTAATAGAACTACTGGTATGAATCAGGCCTCAATAAACTTGAGTGATGGTGGAAATGCAGCTCCATCAGCAGCAGGTCAAGCAAATGTCACTCTTCTCAGAAGCAGAGGATGGACAGTAACAGTAAACCCATAATTTTATGAT